GCAAGCAATGCACCGCTTGCTATCGCAACTACTTCTCCTACTGGGCCTTGAAGTTCGTCCTTCACAGCACTCCAATTTGTGGAGATTTCTTCATACAATCCTGCTGCTCCAAGGGCAATCATGGCTATCCCCAGCGGAATATTGGCACCAGAGAAAGCAAGGATTGTTCCAAGCGCTAACAAAGCAAAACTCGTTAAAACAATCGTGCCCTCAAGCTTAGATTGATAATCCTGATCCTCAAGCTTGGTAAAATCTGGCTCGGTGCTTTTCTGGGAATCAATAGCCGTTGAAACTGTGTCATTAGATGAAAGCTTTTCGATTTCATCAAAACTCGCAAGATGTTTTTGTGCTTTTTTTGCAGATTCTCCAACCTCTTCTGTTGCATTTGCTTGTTCATGTAATGCCTTTGCATTTTTTGCCATCTGCGTGTACGATTTTCCCGTAAGGCTTGAAAAAATATGCCCAATTGCTTGCGCAGCCTTTGTGGCAATATTCACAAGACTCAAAAGCCCAGGAAGAACATACTCATATATAGGCTGAAATGCAGTCAATAAAGCACCTTTAAGACTTGCAAGGGATGCGGAAAAATCGTCGTTAGATTTAAGAGCTTTTCCGAAATACTCTGTAACGCCTCGCAAACCTTGACTGATTATGTTGAATACAAGCGCACCGGAAACGATGCTTCCAAGCCTTGTATTAAACCTTCGCATTGATTTTGTTGCAGCGGCGATTTTTTTCTTTGCAGCTTTTTCTTCTGCTTCAGCAGCCTTTCTTGCAGCCTTTTCTTCTGCCGCTGCCTGTTTCTTTGCAGCGCTCGATATTTCAACTGCCAACTTTTCTCTCGCAGATTCAAGTCGATCATATATTTTTATCTGTTTTTCCGCGAGTCTTTCAGCAGATCTATCATCGTTATCTTCAATCGCATATTTCAAATCAGATGTCGCAGACGACAGTTGCTGCTCCAGTGCCTTTACCTTCGCTGCAGCATTCGCAATCGGCTTTGTAACATCTGTTTGAGAAAAGGATAGCGATATTTGATTACCAACTTGCTTGGCGACAATGCCGACGGATTTCATTTCACCTTTAAGCGCTTCAAACCCTTTTTCCATTCCACCGTCAAGTATTTTTGTATCGATGATAATGGAACCATCTGATTTCATGTAACCACCTCACAGCCACTTCATAATACTATCTTTCTCTTTTTTTACTTCCACTGATTCGCAGGAAGCAAAGTCCACAACATTTTTGTTGTCGCGATAATATTCCTGCTCCCACTTTTCCAGCTTTTTACCTTTTGCCTTTTTTCTTCGTATAGATACAACAGTAGAAAGCTGTCCTTCTCCAATTCCATAAAAATAGGAAAGAAATGTCCACCAGTGCAAATAATTTAGTGCTCGTATTTCTTGTCCAGCAACCTTGTTAATGTCACCAACAATCATATGAACATCTTGTTTCCAGTCTATAAGCTTAGGACCAGGTTTCCCATCTACAGATCCATAGCTAATAAACTTCGATAGATACAGCATTGCATCCTGCAAATACTCATCAGGAACTTCCGGCTCGTAAAACAGACCAACCGCAATTCTCCAACGAATATACTCTGTACGATTTTTGTCTGTTAGGTAAGAAATGATCTCCAATACATCTCTAAAATCTGTGTTTAGAGAATACTTTTTACCACCAAATTCTGCCGTTTTTGGCAGAGACCATCCGTCCATTACTGCATTGCGCGTCTCTGCGCACGGTTCAGCTTTGCTTCGTCAATCTCGCTGTTTGCGCAGGCTCTTGCACCGGACTCCATTACGGGCTGGATAGCTTCAATCAAATTTGTGACAACACGGTTTCCGTTTGATGCTACAGCCATCAAGTTTACGCCGTCCAAAATTTCGTTGAAGTCATTTCCGCGGCCAAAAATCTCGTTTAAAATAGCCTTCATTTTTTTATCCGTTTCACACATGATACGGATAACTGCTTCGCCGGCCTCATAGCCTTCTTTGCTTTCAATAGCTTTTGCTTTTTCGGCAGATTCCGCTTCTACCGCCTTGATTTTATCCATGGCCTCCATGAATCTACCATAGACGTTGGGATCACTCGGGTTAAACCGAAGCACACCGTTTCCATTGATTTTATATTCCTTAATGCCACTGTCGAAATTCAAAATTTCCATAGCAATATTTCTCCTTTTTAATTTGAAATAATGCGGCACCTTTGGGTGCCGCATATGTAATTACAGCCCTGTCTTAGGGGTAAACTTCTTGGTTTCGATGTCGAAGTCACCCTCTACACGGTTGCCGACAAAGCGGATCTCAAAGGGAACTTGGACACCGGAAGTATCACCGCCGTAGCTGGTGGGGATCACATAGACATCTTCCCGCACAGCGCGAACAACTGTGGGAGCAGCGCCACCCTCACCGGGCTTGAGCAGGACTTCCACATAGGAGGTCTTGCACTCGTCGCCGGTCTTTCTCAGCATGGCGATCTCCATAACCTTTTCGCTCAAAGCATCGTCATACTTGTAATAGACGGGATCGGCAGAGCTTGTAGCTTCATAGCCGTTATGCTTGACGGAGTTTTCGCCAAGGATATTCTTGCTGGTTTCCACATCAGGACTGAGGTCAATGCTGAACTCTTCCAGATCTTCGCCCAGTCGAACATAAGTAGATGCTGCATAGGTTTTGTCAAATGCTGCATCCAGGTAGTGCGCAAGGTACTTTCTTTCAGCCTTCATTTACATTCTCCTTACCAAATATCATATTCGTAGGTGTACTGGACACTCACAGGCAGTATCCAGTCTTGAGATTTGTTTTCATTCGGAACTGTTCCGTAAGAATTGTTCCTGGTAATGCGGGTAATCTTGCGGCCACCAGATATGGCTGGATACGCCGCAAGCCTGTGCGTTACGCCTTGAATCTCCACAGGCTCTTTGCAGAGCCATTTTCCAATGGAATCCAGAAATGCCGAAACATTCAGTTTTTCGAATTCCCGTGTTGCAGTTGTGCGGCAAACCAGCAAAAACGGGAATTGGCACGTCTGCGTTATATGGTCAGTGATGGATCTCTTTTCCGACATCACCAGAGCGCCGGCATCGGCTGAAAAAGCAATGCCGGATTCCTCTCCGATTTCTTCAAAGTAGATTCTTTCACCGTTCAGACCGGGATACTGGTTCAGAAGAGCCTTTACGGCCATTTTCATATACTCATGCCCGGTAGGATCCACGCCAATCGGCTTCACTTCTTCCAATTAACCGCCTCCTGCAATCTTTTTAACTGTTTTGATCCACGCATCACCATGGGCATCTTTGGCGGCATCAAACCAATGATCTGTGGCTTTTGGGTTCGCATGCTTGGAGTACTGCAGTCGCTTGTCTGTCGTTACTTTCTTTTCGCCCTTTGCAGCGAAAGCAGATCTTGTGCGCTCTCCAACCATTGATTGGCCCTCATACAAAAACCGACCCATAGGCGGTGCTGCCGCTACAACCTTGCCAGAGCCTGCAATTGCCGAAGACATGCCACGAGTCACGTTTATAAACGTTCCCGCCTGCATTGGCATGTACGGCACCATGGAGGTCATTACCATGCTGTCCAGCTCATATTGCGCTCTGGAATACTGACCTTCAAATCGAGACAAGTCGATTTTCATAACGCCATCAATTGTCTTGTCTTTGTATTGAAACTCATATTTCAACCGTTTGATTTTCTTCGCCATGCTACTTACCAATGATCTCAAAGTGCGGGATCACGCTGTACGGACCACCGACGGAAGATATTGCGAAAACACCATCGTAGTTTTTATTCATGTATGCGTAAAAACCAGATGTTGCTGTTCCGTTATACTCCCAATCGTAAACCGGCTCTTCGCTGCCCCAGTCACCAAGCATAAAAAAATCGAAGCGATCCCCCGGTGTAAAGGTGATTACTCCGGTCTTATCCAGCAGCTTGTCCCATTCCTTGGGAGGCTCCCAGCGCTTTTCTCCGACCATAATTTCCCCGTCGACTTTGCGGTATCGGATGTGCAAAGATGAGCTGTCTGCTGATTCTGCACCGTACTTCGCCATGATCGCTGCACGGTCCGTGTTTACATGCACATTCCGAAGGACAGAGGGGAACCAAGTATCCCCCTCTTCTCCTTCTTTGCGGTTAAACAGCGTGATCGTGTCTTTATACACGCGGATACACCCCCATGTACAGAAGATTTACACCGTTGGCATCCTGCGCACCGGAAAGGTATTCACGAACCGTTCTGCAGATCAGGTTGTCACGCGCGGACAGATCGGAAACAGCAGCATCGATGGTACTCGCTTGTGAGCTGCCGGTAGAAAACGAAACAGATTCATTACCGGCAGACACGGATGCAACAACCTTTCCTTGCAGGCCGTTTTCCGTCTGTATGTATCCCCGCCCCATAGAGGCGGATTTTTCCGCCTCCTGGATCTGGAACAGAATGCTTATGATCTTTGCTGCACAGTGTTTCACAGCCTCTGCAGAGTCCTCATCCGTAGGAAATGCAGTTTTTAACTTTTTTACGCCGTCAACGCCGGTTGTGTATCGGTCAATGTGGCGACAGGCATCATAGGACAACCTATTAAAAACAGTCTCCTCTGTGGGGCCATACAAGGATGCGTATTCCTCAAAAGAGATGTACATACCCTACACCTCTTTTCACGACTTATTCGCCGGCTTCATTCTGCTCAGCCTGCGCAGCGCCTTCAATCAGCGCAGCCAGATTCTTATTCAAGGTCTTTACACCGCACAGCATATCAATGGAGATGGTGTCTGTCTTCTTGTCCAGATCGTAGCCCATCACCACGCGCAGGCCGAAGCCGTCAAAGTTGATAGTTTCAGCATTTGCAGCACCCATGGGCAGAGCCAGAGGACGGGTGACCAGCGCGAATGCATTCTTGTGGAAAGCCAGTGCATTAACACCGGCGGTATCGGCGTTCTGATCCACATAGAAGTCCATACCGAACTTGCGGCCCAAAGAAGCCTCCCGCAGCGCGGTACCTTCGTCGCCGACCTTCTCTGCAGAAATGAACAGATCTGTCTTCAGCAGCTTGGTTTCGGTGTCGGTACCATAAACAAAGCGCCGGTCAGACAGAGGTGCAGCGGCTTTGGTAAGAAACGCACGGGCATCAACCACATCGTTCTGTACAACCTCTGTTGCAGGAACCTTGTTGGTAATGTCAGCCTTCAGGCCCAGAATGTACTGGTCAACCTTGTCGGCAAATGCCTGCATAGCGGGCACAAGCAGCTGGGCGGAAAAATCTTCAATGCTCATAGACAGCTGCTTTGCAGTAACGGCAAAGGACACGTCCAGGTGCTTGTCCATCTTGACAGCAACACCGGTTTCGGTTGCGTCCTGCACCACGATTGCGCCGGTATACTCCTTCGCGGTGAAGGTTGCGGGCTTACGGATGGTGATGGTATCACCCACACCGTTTACAAATTCATCAGAGTAGTCTCTGTGAACAAGGTTTGCCATAACGGCATTGTTGCGGAGGACCATCAGGGCCTCGCGTGCAATAACACTGGGGGTCAGAAAATTATTCGCCATTTTTGTTTCTCCTTTAATTACTTATTTTTTCGTGCTGCAATATAATCAGCCATAGTCATTTTTCCGAGATCCGTTTTGCCTGCGCCAGGATCTCCGCCTTCCTTGCCGCCGGTAAACATAGCCTTTCCGCCGTTATCTTCAAACAGATAACCGTTTTCAACACGAAGAGCATCCAGCGCGGACTTAATGTCCTTGTCAAGGTTTCTGCTTGTGCGCAGCTTTTCCACATCCAGAAGTGCCGTTACGGCCTTTGTGTTTCTTGCCTTCGATTCAGAAATAGCGGCAGATAGAGCATCGTTAAATTCTCTTTCTTCCTGCTCTTTCTTGTGCGCTGCCTCTTGTTCTTCGTGCTTGCGCTTCCACTCGTCTCTTTCCTTTGTGATGGCATCAAAGTCCTTGCCTTCAAAGCCCTTCAAGGTGTTTTCCGCAGTTTCAGCTCGTTTCTTTTCAGCTTCCAGGTCTTCTGTCAGCCGGGTTACCTTTTTCTCGACTTCAGCAACGGTCTTGTAGTTTTCGGCTACAGCCTTGTTGAACTCGGCGTGCTTATCTGCCGGGATCTCAATGCCGAAATCCTTGCAGATCTCAATCATGTTTTTCATCTTTTATCCTCCTATATCGTGATTTGTTAACCGCCCGTCAGCGGTAATGGATTTAGCCGGATAAACCTCCGGCGGGGTAGATGGTATGAAAAAAGCAACCTGTAAGTAATCGTTACAAGTTGCTTCTATCAACGGGTATTGAATTATCAGCAACAAAGCCAATCGGCCGTTGTCGCTCTTTGGTCAGCGTCAGTGTCTGCTGTGGCATCTCAACCTCGATCTTTACATACCGGTAGGGCAGTTGATCCACAAGCCACTCAATCTTGTTTAATATTTCTTGATATTCACACATGGGCGTTATCCTTTTGGGCACAGAAAAAGCACCGTGCAATTACTGCATGGTGCTTCATCCTGTCGTAGGGAATCTAAAATCGATAATCGCGCCGTCACTCTTTCGAATGGAAGGGAAAACTTCTCCGGGGAAAATTTGAGTCCCATCTTTATCAACCGCGATTATAACATAAATCGGTTCTTCAAGAGCAATCTCGGAAATCTGATCAAGACGGTATTCCTTATTGCTGTTTTTTACCATCTCTTCAAACATCGCTCTTGCTTGTTCCATGGTAATCATTATTTTCCACCTCGGTTCTTAATGCACTTTTCAATAAGCTGTGACGGCTCAAGATTATCAATCCTTGCAATCATTGTAGCACCTAATAGCGTTCTTGTAAAGTAGTTCTCGCAATTCAAGTTGCCATTTTGTGGATCAAAAAAACGGACAACGCCATTCACACGCTCGGCAACAAACACATGTCCCTCAGATGCATTCCAAAACACCCTACTCTCTGCCACCGCAC